AACATTAGATAATGACTGGCTTAAAATACTTAGCTCTGGTACTAGCACTTCTACTGTCTGCGTCATTCAAAACGACCAAGGCACAGGCACAAGCTGTTGATATAGGAAGTATCAGTGAGCTAAAAGGTAATGCTCAGGTTGTACGGGACAAGCCGTATGGCGCAGAACTATCGTTTCCTATCCAGCAAATGGATAATGTCAAAACAGAAACTGGTCGAGTCGCGATTACGTTTGCTGACGATACGATTGTTCGCGTTATGGATCATAGTAAGTTAGTTATAGATACATATATTTATGATCCTAATCCTAAAAAATCTGAAATGGCTCTTAGGTTTGCTAGTGGAACAGCAAGATTCGTAACAGGTAAATTTAATAATAAAAAGAATATAAAAATCAGTACTCCCAGTGCTGATGTGTTTGTTAGAGGCACAGATTTTACGATTACAACAACTCCAGAAACAGGTGCTTCTTTAGTTATTTTATTGCCCGACGAGTACGGGGAATCTAGTGGAGAGATAGTTGTAGCTACAGCTATGGGTCAAGTTGTATTAAACCAACCGTATCAAGCCACGACAGCTATGACCTATAACCAAGTCCCTTCTAAACCCGTGACGTTAGACATAAGTTTAGAGTTTATCGATAACATGTTGATAGTAAACTCTCCTAATGAAAAAGATAATATAGAAGAAGAATCACAAACAGGCACTACAGCAGATTATTTAGATTTTAATGATTTAGATGTAGATTTTTTAGCAGAAGATTTTTTAGATAACGAAGCTGATTTAACATTTACAGAACTAGATATAAATTATCTTGACGTAAACTTTCTTGAAGACTTACTTAATATACTTGATGCTTTAGCCATAGGAGCTGAAGAAGATCAATTAAATCAAATTGCGACTGGAATAAAAATAACAGGTACACAAATAGGTCAGGACAAAGTAAGCCAAATAACAACAATTATTACAGGACAACTTATTAGTTTAAGAAGAAGTGTAGGAGAAACAGTACGAATAGACCTTGACGGATCAAGTTCTTATACCTTAGTCCTGTTACAAAATGGTGTAGAAAACATAATTAAAGTTAACGGTGGTTCTTCAAATACTATAAACATAAAACAAGGAAACTGATGAAGAAAATAGTTTTTACAATTTTATTTATAGTTTTACTTCTTCCGTTAGCGTTTCAAACAACTCCGTTAGAAGTATTAAAACTAAAAACATTTGATGCTTTTCTTCCTAAACAACAACCTTCTGGTTATTTTACAATTTTAAATATTACAGAAGAAGACATAACAAACGAGGGGGGATACCCGTTATCCAGACAGACTTTAGCACAGATACAAATTAACTTATTACGAAAAGGTGCGATAGGTGTCGGTTGGGTTGTTGCTTTTCCACAACCCGATAGATTCGGAGGGGATTTTGAATTTATGGAAGCACTAGGTTTTGCTCCTAGTGTGTTAGCTATGTATGAAAACGATACAGATAATTACCCACCGACCACAGGCACAGTAATTTTAGGAGAAAATATCGGGGGGATAGAGGCTCAAGGAGTAGTACAAAACATAGACATTTTAAAACAAAATGCTTCACAAGGAATTGCAGTAGCCAGACCTGAAGTTGATTCTTTAATTCGTAGATTACCTTTGTTATTAAGAACTCCTGATGGATTCGTGCCAGCTTTTGGAACAGAAGTTTTAAAAATATTAGCTGGAGCAGATACCTATGTTATTAAAACAAACGAAAATGGTTTAGAAGAAATAAGAGTAAAAGGTTTACCTTCTGTTCCTGTAGATTCTTACGGTAGAAAATGGGTAAGTTGGGTAGATACCCCACAGACTACGTTACGAGAGATGGACGTAGAAAATAAATTTGTTTTTGTGGGGTTTACTGCTAAAGGAATTATGCCACAGTTAAGTACTCCAGTTGGCTATCTTGAGCCTCATAAAATACAAACCGCATTAGCTGAAAGTATTCTTATAGAAAATAGTCCATATGTACCTGATTATGCTTTAGCTGTAGAGCTTCTTATCTTTTCTGTGGTTATAAGCTTAATCTGGTTAGTTTTAAACGTATTCGGAATAACCTCTGGAATAGTATTAGCTACCCTTATTTCTTTCTTAACTGCGTTTTCTGGGCTTTATTTAATAAAAAACGGGTTATTAATAGACGTAACATGGACATTAATAACTGGAATCCTAACAGGAACAACAGCTTTTTATATAAACTATCGTACACAATTTAAATTACGTCAACAGATTAAAAAACAATTTGAACATTATTTAGATCCTCGCCAAGTAAAACAACTACAAAACAATCCTGAGTTATTAAAATTAGGAGGTGAAAAAAGGTACTGTACCTTTCTGTTCACGGATGTAAGGGGATTCACAGCTATGAGCGAAAGTATGCCTCCAGAAGAAGTTACTATAATTATGAACAAAGCACTGACTATTCAACAAAAAGTTGTACAAAAACATGGAGGAATGGTAGATAAGTATATAGGTGATGCAATGATGGCTATATTTAATGCACCGTTAGATTTAGAAAACCACGCACATAAGGCGGTTCTTGCGGCTATAGAGATACAACAACGTATAAAAGAAGAAAATATTGGGATAGAGATCGGAGTTGGATTAAATACAGGTGACGCTGTAATTGGCAACATGGGCAGTGATACGCGTTTCGATTACACCGCTATTGGCGACTCTGTAAACACTGCAGCTAGAATGGAAAGTAGTTGTAAGGAAGTCGGAGAAGATATAGTAATTACGGAAAATACAGCATCACAAACTCAAATAGAACTTAGACCATTAAAACCTATAAAAGTTAAGGGGAAAGAAAAACCAATAAATATATACACAGTCAATGATCTTGAAGTATAATCATTTTATCAGTTCTTTACTGCAGCCTTCGGGAACGGCTTTATCCGCTAATAAACCATACTGAAAAACATTATGCAGAAATTAAAATGGCAATAGAACTACTCGCAGCTTTAAAAACTATAGGGACAACGATAGCTGCTGCTGGTGGTAAAGTAGCAGCAGGAGCAAAAGCGGCAGCCCCATTCGCAAAAGACGCAGCGACGATAGCCACTAGTGCTAAAGGTATCTATGACGCAGTACAGGGGTCACAAACAGGCGGAGGCAGTGGTGGGGGAACTCCTGCAGCACCTCAAGGCGGTACTGGTTTTAAATTTCAAGAAGTTTCTGGTTCTGAAATCCCAGCTTCTGTTTTTTATGAAAGGTTAGCAGCAGAATTAGGTGAAGATCCTGAAGCCATAAAAAAATTATTAAGAGAAGGAGTCGGTCAAAAAATGAACGGAGGTCCTTTATATGCAAATTCTGGAACCTATGTCGGAGGACAAAACAATCCGTTAGGGGGAATTGTTTCTTTAATTGAGCCTTTACAAAATTTAATAAACTCTTCAGCAGAAACAAAAACAGCAGAAGCTAATCTAGCTATGCAAACAGAATATGATGTATACGTTGACTCAATGAGAGAAAACCCAATTCTTGATGATGAATTTTTTGAAAGTGAGGGTGGTTCAGATCAAACTATGACTTATGAAGAATATGCTTCTTCAGGGCAAGGAGAAGCCAAACCGTACGAAATGAATTTTTTCGAAAAATTAGCTGGAAATTATGATAATTCAGACTTTAGAGATACATTAGCTATGTTAGGAAAAATGAATATTCCTAATACAAAATCTAGTGGTAGACTAGGTGGATTAATGAGTATACCCACTGGGGGAGCTTTTCAGGGTTTTAAACAAGTAGGTTTTGCTGCAGAAGGTAAAGCAATGGTTCCTTCTGAATCAACTTTTATGAAAAACTATATGCCTAATGGTGGGGACATAAAGGGTCCAGGTGGTCCAAAAGAGGATCTTATACCAGTAATGGCAAGTAACGGGGAATATATGCTTTCTAAAGCTTCAGTAGATCAAGCAGGTGGAGGCAATCACCGTAGAGGGATAGCTAGGTTAGAAGAATTCAATAGACGAGGTAATGCACGTTATGGTTGACAGAACAGGACGAGAATTTGGGACATCGGCTCCCGCAGGATATGTAGGTGATTATTTAAGAAACACTATATTTCCCGCAATCGGAGGAAATTTAAATAGATATTATCAAAATATGGGTAAAGCGGATTCTACTCCGTTTACTTATTCAGGTGAAAGAATTGCAGGATTTGATCCAAGAGAAACTTATGGGATGCAACTTTCGGATGAAGCTATTGGTAATTATAGAAATTTTATAGATGCTTCTACAAGAGGATTAGGAGAAGCAAATAGAACAGCAGGTGCTGCCTCAGGTGTGGGTAGTCAATATTTGTCCGATTCAGCACGAGAAGGTGCTGGGTACATGCGAGAAGGAACTGATGCAGGCAGAGCATTAACAGATGAAGCGTCTAATATGTATAGAGGACTTGGAGCTAGTTTTGATCCTAATAGTTATTCCGCGTACATGAACCCTTACACCGACGAAGTAATTAACAGAACTTTAGGTGATATCAGAGATCAAACAAACCTTTCACGAGATGCTTCAAGAGCCCAAGCGGTTACGGGAGGTGCTTTCGGAGGAAGTCGAGGAAGAATTACAGAAGCGGATATAGAAAGAGGTGGGCTACGTTCTATGGGGGATGCTGCAGGTTCTCTACGTGCACAGGGTTATAGTAATGCTATGGATAGGGCTTATCAAGAATTCGGTAGAGGTCAAAACGAAAAAACACAAATAGCAGGTGCTTTAGGTGGTCTAGGACAACAAACATATGGAATGGGGTTAGGCACAGGACAGGGACTTTTTGGTCTTGGCTCAAACGCAGGACAAGGTATCGCAGGTATAGGACAAAATTTAGCAGGAACATATGGTTCTACAGCAGGCGCAATGAGTGGATTAGGTACTCAGTTTGCTAATTTAAGTTCTGCAGATATAGATAGAATTATGAACATGGGTGGTATGGGTAGAGCAAGAAATCAAGCAGGTTTAGATTTAGATTACTCTAACTTCGTAGGTGAATATAATATGCCAAACACAGTATTAGGTAACACAATAAGTGCGGTAGGTGCTGCAGGTCCGATGGC